GGTGTCGATAGCCTCCTCTTGCTTTTTAAGGTGTTGTTCTACCTCTGAAATCTGAGCAACAACCTCTTTCTCTTTGGATATCCATGCCTTTTGCTCTTTTACCGCATCTTCTCTTCCGGCTTTGCATATCTTCTCCGTGAGTGTCCGGTGATCTCTGCACACAATCCTTGCATCGTGTACTTTCTTATACCCGTCCTTATCATCAATGCCGTTGATTTTAAGGGGAAGATAATCTGCTTTCAACTTTGCAATAACAGCCTCGGTGACGTTCTGCTTTGCCAGTTCTGTTGTAATGATGTTCTCTGCTTTGTCTTTCATGTCTGTCTGTTTTTAATCCTGAATAAACGAATCGTCAAGATGGGATTTTTGACCTTCCCATAAGACAGCCCTATTACTTTCAATTTCTGCCATTACATGAGGGTGGTGATTTTCTGACAGATATTTCATCATGTAAGAGGATGCATCTTCAAAGGTCATCACCTTTAACTTGTTTTCTATAAATTCAGAAAACTTTTTTTCTTGTTCTTCTGCTTCTCCGCATTCCAAAGGACAAGCATCTGATGTCTGTTGCCAGAAATCATGTAATAAATCTTTAATCTCAGTTACTTTCATTGCTTTGGTTATTAAATTTATCTAAAAATTAATTGCTCCGTAATATGCTATAAGCATTGCATCGGCAGTATTGTTTGTTACACGAAACTCCGGCATTATCCTCTGAAGCCTCTCTCTGAGCCTCTGCTTCCATTGTGTTTTGCTTTCTGTCTTCTCTTTTTTCATGCCGTAATGTTTCATCCATGTCTGAGGAGTTACCTCTTTAAACGGGATGCCAAGTGCCAAGAGTGCCATTTCTATATGTCCTACATTCTTCATAAATACCGATACCGATGTAACTCCCATGTCAGGCATTCCATGCACTTTTTCAAGGATACATAAAGGCTCATAACCTTTGATACAATCGGAAAGTCTATCAAGCCATTCACGTGTGGTATATTTAGCAAATTCGATTGTTGATGTTCTAAAAACATTCCCTTTATCATCAAGATAGATTATCGCTATGCATCCACTTGAACTTCCTGGATCAATTCCTATATAGCATTTCATTTTTTTACCTCCGTTCCAATTACTCTGATTTGATCTATATTAAAGTATTCCAGTTGTCCGGTTTTTACTGATTGACATATAGCCACGGTATAGCTGACTGCCACGGTGTTCCCGTCTCCGGTTTCTATCAACTGGTATTTAAGTCCAAAGTGCAGTAACCAATACTTTTCTCTTACTGTCACAGGTTCTTCTTTATCGGTGTCCTGCCATGTTATCTCACAAAGGTTTCTCATAGTACTATTGTGTATTCGATTTCCTGATCTTCTGCAATGCGTACCATTTGAGCATATATCCGATTATCAATAGCTCCTTTTCTTAGTAGTGTGTGCAGATACTCCGTGCCATGCATTGGATTAGATGCAGATTTACGGCCTGTTTTATTAAGCATTCTTGCTTTCTTGATAATATTGTCAAGGTTCTGCAAGATTGCATCTTTCTCCTCCTGACTTAAAAACTCAATCGTTTCCTTTTTCATCTTCTGCGTATCTGAAATAATGTCCGTTTCTCATTCTTGATGTCTCATGTAGTAAGCTGTGGCATATTGTCCTTCTCGGTATTACAAGTTCATTTGATGCTTCTGTAACTGAGTTATATGTCCCTAATGGTTCATCTTCCTGCCCGTAATGAGTAACTTTTCTACTCGTTCCCTGTCTGTTCTTCTTGTTTATCATTCTCTGGTATTCTAATCCTGATGACCATACACCTTCAAGTATCATCTGTGCATAAGCACTATCATTCTCTTTTATGATGTTCTTAAATTTAAGGTCTCGTAATGCATTATTTACAGTGGCGTCTCGATCCATCTCAATAACACTCCAAGTTAAGTTTTTTGAACTCTTCCAGTAATTGTTCCTCTGATGGTTTTTCTTTAATTCTATTGTTGAATGTACGTGACTTTGCTCCTTTTCTCTCCGACCAATCCACTGAGCCCAATCTGCCAAAGTCCACCATCTCCGCACCATTCAATGTCAGCTCTTTTACAAAGGTGTTCTTGATGCCTGTGCGTTCATCATCAATCAATCCCTTTATTCCTGTAAGCACCTTGTCCTGCTTTGCAAGGTCATATAATCTCATCGTCCCCTCTACACCCTGACGTTCTTTCAAAAATCTCTCTGACATAAACTCAGTATATGCCTCTGAGTGATCCGGCTCCGGTTCCAACTCCTGTATCCTTGCTGACCACCTCTCCACCTCAGAAATATTCCCTGCCTTCTCAGCTTCTACCTTCTTTGCCTGGTATTCCTTGGCAGGGACGACTAATTTCTGCCAGAAGGCTTTTGAGATGTCGATGATCTTTTTACATAAATCATCATCTCTCTGATATTTCTCCACAATGAACTCATTACCATCCTTTAAGATGGCAATCTCCGCATAATCGGTCTCGAGAATAATCATGTAAACGTGGATCTGAATCAGATAACTCACCGGGATTCCGTCACTCCACATCTGGCTTGACCAGTAGCTCAATGTCTTCACTTCAAGCACTGCTTCGGTCTTTAATGGTTCTCCGGTAATCAGATTAATTCCTCCTTTTTTATTCATCACCCGGTCAAGGGATGCAAACATCCACGGATAAGTCGGATTAACTACAAATCCATTCACGTTACGACAATCCCTGATGATCTTATTGTTCTTGTAGTTCTCAATGAATCCCTCCGAAGTGCCATCGAAAAATTTCCAGAGATCAGCAATCTTATCCTCCATGTACCTTCCAAAGAACATCTTACTGTTATCGAAATGACGTGGCTCTATTGCCTTTATCTTTTCATAATAGGTGCGTGTCACGGTATCATACTTGTTCAGTCCCAATACCGTACTCATCTCTGAACCGCCTATGCCCGTGGTACGGTAATCAAACCATTCGGCAGTCCCATAAGGTATCCGTGTTATTATTAAATCACTTCTCATTATTTTCCATATATTAATGTAATGTTCTTATACGATAATTTTGGTTTACAGTCATCGCATAATTTAATAGTATGTGTTTCTTTTTTATTTTGCACTAAATATTCTCCCGTGGCTTTCTTTCCACAATTACATTTACCCTTCATCATAGATTCATCGCTTTTGGTGGCTTCATCCCCGGCAAATTAAGCGGAAGCAACTCTTTGTACAGTTCTCCCATAAGTTCATTGAGCATATCAGCCTGACTTGACATCAGTTCCGTCTCTTGCTTTCCTTCGTTACTGATGTCAGAATACCAACGGTCATAAATCTTCGACATCTTGTTTACGAGATTTTCATGTTGCGTGCAAAGTTTCAAACCCTCATCGTAGAAGGTCTGATACCATAAGAGCCATGCCTTGTAAGCATCGTATTGCGCCTGTCCTAATTTCTTTTTATCTTCACTCTCCCATTTATAATTAGGGTCGTGCATGATCTTCTCTGCCTTAGCGACCTTCTCTATTTGTGTGTCAAGAATCTTCTGTTTAAATGATTCGAGTTTATTTGCGAAGGCATAATTGTTAACGTTGCTCATATCTTCTCTTTTATATAAAACAATTTGTACTCATTCGTGATGTAGTGATCTTTTCCGTCTATCACGATGACGTTCGCTGACTTCCTGGGAAAATTGACTTTATCCCCAATCTTTACCGTGTCGCACTCACTACCTATATCAATGATCGTCCCCCATTCCGGTAACATCTCTCTGGAGTTCTTTGGGATTACGAGTGTCCCTGATTGTGTTCTCGCAGGCAATACATCCGGTTTAATCAAAACCGCTGAACCAAGCATCTGCATTATTTCTTCCCTTTCTTTTGTTTTTCTTCATGTGCTGCATCAATGTACTGTTCGTTGGAGGCCATAGCATTGAACAAGTCCTGTTTCTCAAACTCCGGGATTGATCTGATGAGGCAAAGTCTTAACTGTTTGTCAATCCACGTGTAGAAATAATAATTGCCGTTATAAGCAATCCTGAACGTGTACTTCTCATCCAAGTCCATCTCGGTCAGTCCTCTCTTAACCTTCTGTGCCAGTTCCTTCGTTTTGGCTATCTCTGCATTGTAATTTTCTTCTGCATCCTTCAATGCCTTCTTAGCACTGGTGAATGCAATCTCAGCTTCTGACCATCTCTTTTCATACACAGGAACAATGTCTTCAAGAAGTTTTTGATAACTCTCTCTCATGTCTATTTTTTCTTTCTGGTCCAAGTGTCGGTTACAGGTCAATGCCACGTTTACAGCAATAAGTTTACTACCTATAGCTTTCATCATATCCTCAGGTGTCTCAAAACCCCCAAAGGATTCGGGCATATTACTGCCATCATGTGCTACCTGAAATTCAATGTGTGCTGGGCGATAAAATTCATCATTTTTCATAGTAATAATTTTTAAGTGTA